TTGGGTAAAGCGACTAAATCCCAAACGCATCATTATAAAATAAGCAGTTCAAAAACATGTTAATTGGATTACCCATATCAAGTATTTATAATATATAAATATTATTCCAAAATACTACGAGAGGAGGTTTTTCAGATAAGTCTCCGAGCCAAGATCAAACAAAAGATATTCATCAAGGTTACTCAACCTTGGCAAAATTCCTTTCTACAATGATCCAAAGAATAAAATCTGGTTTAGGCAACTGAGAAGACACAACTGTTTGAAAGTCCCCATGTTTGAAAAAATGGACTTCTTTAAACGTCGCTGTGAGATATGGTTCAAGGGCTTCAGCGAATGAGTCCCCAAAAATCCACGCCTTCTTATCGCTTACCGCCTCGGCATTCGTAGTGAAGGAACCTTCTTTATGCAGGTCTGGGGAGATATCCCATTCCAGCGCAAAGGCATCCCCGGCTGATAAAGGAAACTTTTTATACCCGCCCAGATTCACCAAGTCAC